GATACGCACTATCAATGCGTCTCAAGGCACTGGAATCATTGGCTTTATGGCTGACCGGTAGGCACAGGCAGCGCTGACTAGTCGATTAGCGGCAGGTAGGCGGGGGGGAGCGCGACGATGTTCTTATTAGATACCGTCTGACATTTTTGCAGCAAAATAGCCGCGAGGGGGAAGCGGGGTGGTGGCGCTACGGCGCTTGACACCAACTTGACAGTTGAACCTAAAGCCAGCCTTCAGCCCCCCTTATAGCACTTACAGCACATTCAGTACCTTAAGGTAACTGTTGAGTTGCTGGGCAGTTTGCTGGACAGATTGCTGGACAGCTTGCGACCGAAGGTCAGTCCTTAAATCAAACCTAAAATCAACTGTCAGTGCCTTATAGCACTTATAGGGGCGGAACTGTTTTCCTTATAGGATTTGAATTGTCATTTTAAGGACTGATCCCTACCGGGTCGCAGGCTGTCCAGCAATCTGTCCAGCTACCTGACAGCCGACACGTTGCCCATCCAGTTCCGTCTGTTTGGTCGCGGCTGTCCAGCCACCTGCATGAACCTGTCTAGCTCTTGCTGCATTAGCTCGTCTCGCTGCGCTTCAATGCCCCGCTGCTCGTCAGTCGCCATCTGCTCAGACCAGTACCCGACAGCCATGGCAAGTGCGTCTAGCCTATCGTCATGGCGCAAGCTGTGTCTTTCAGTGGTCAGTCGCGTGAGCTGATAGACGAGCATCTTGCTCATCCGCATGTGCTGTTCGTACTTACTGGCTGTCCGGTAGTCCTGTTCGATAACCCGAGGGTCCATGACGAGCTTGTGGCGCATCAGGACTGGCTCAAGGGTGTCAATGATGCGCCGTTCCTTCTGAGTGCTGTGTCGCACTTCGTCGATCATGCAGGGGTGTCTTTTAGCAAGCACCGGGCGCAGCAAGCTAGTGAACATACCGTCACCAAAGTTGCTCTCGACCAGCACCATGTTGACCTTATTGCGCGCAGCAATCTCTGCCAGCGACCCAAGGGTGTCTTCATCGTACCCGCCGCTAATGCCACCGGCCTCTGGAACGTACAGGTAGCCGTTAAGCTGCTTGACGACTGCATAGCCTGTTTCGTCAGCACCGCGACCTGACGGGTCAATGGCCATGATGGACCCACTGTACTCACCGACCACACTGCCGACTGCCATTGGGCCGTACATCTTGTCACCCCGCATGGCTACGTTCGGCAGGTCGTTCATGGTCTTGTCTTCTGTCGGACCCCAAGTCAGCGACATGGGTGCGGTCTCTGAGTCCAACGGTAAAAATACGATGTCGCGCACTTTGAGCGGGTAGCGTTCGGCATCTGTCATTGCCGTGCTGAGCATGAATTGTAGCTGATAGCCAGCACGCCCATAGGACGTCAGACGCTCTTGCAAATCCTCGTTGTCAAACCGCAGTGGATCGACGGAATCGCCGGTCTCGACGTCAAGCTGCTCAACGAATGGCGCTAGAGTGCCTCCATACGCCTCTGTAGCGCTCACTGACGGCTTCTGAGCAGGCCAGACTCGTAATTGGTAGCCGCGCTCTGGAAGACGGCTGTACAGGCTATCCTCAGTCTGCGGCGTGCCGAGGTAAATGATGCGTCCACCGGGCGTCAAGACGGCATCGAACTCTTTGACCAGCTCGGCTAGCTTGTCGCGCATGAGCTGAGTGGCCGAGTTGCCGGGAACCTCGACGTCATCAACGACGCAAAGCGAGGAGCGGCTACCTGTCAACTGACCGGTCACACCGACAGACTTTACGCTCGGGCTGTGGCTCGGTTGGGCTGGTCCGACGTCAAAGGCAATCTTGGAGTTGCGCTGTTCTTCCTTGGGCCGCAGGTGGTGCAAGGCGGGGATCTCATTAATGATGCGTTGGGTAAACGTAGAGAACGCATCGGCTCGCTCTTTGGACGCGGAGACCACCAAGACCTTTTCGTCAGGGTTACGCAGCAGAGACCAGACGACATACGCGGACGTGATGTAGGACTTACCGACACCCCGAAACGCCTGCACCATGCAACGCTTAGGCCCGTGTTGGATGTAGTGTGCGATGTCGTACTGTACGGGCGTTGGGTCAGGTAGGCTGATATGTTTCCATACGAGCCACAGGAAGGACCGGAAGTCCTCTTTGATCTTTTGCGTTGACACAATCGTTCCGTTTGAGTAACTGTTTGTAAGGCTTTTGTGCAAGTGGTTCCTTCCACGTTTACTCCTTCCTAGTCAGAAGCTCCTCCTGTCGCGCTGTCAGCTCTCACCCGGGCTGACAGCGTCTTTTTGTCAGCAGTTCCAGCGCTTCATGCTGGCCTTGGCGCGCTCAGCGTTCTTAGAGCGCTTGACGATCCCGCCCATCCTCGCACAAAACGACTTCTTGCGCCCCTTGTCCGCCTTGGTCTTGGGGTTCGGTGCCGGTGCTTTGAGGTTACTGCCCGTCTTCTTGTTGTACTTGCGGCGACCTTTGGCTGTAAGCCCTGCGCCCGCCTTGGTGCTGAGCTTTTCACCACGCCCAACTGACAGCTTAACCATTGGTGTCATCCTCAAAGTCAGGCATGCCGTCCAACAGTGCGCCAATGGCGTTGTCGTCAGTCGGCACGCTGTCGATATGGTTGTCTTTCAAGAACTTGACGGCTACGGACAGCTCGGCAGCGCTTGCCTCACCGTCCGTAATGCGTCTGTGTAGGTCTTCCGCGACCGCTGTGTGCAGCGCAGCGAGTAAGTCTTCTCGTTTGACGCTATTATCCACCAAGATCATCACCCCCAAGATGCTTACGCAGTTGCATTACTGCCCCAAGCGCAAGCATTCCGAGAACAAACAGGGTTACGGAGCGAGTGACCGTCGTGCCGATAGTCTTCTTGGCACTTCGCCAGCTCGACAGCAGCTCGCGCAGGTCATGCACGTCTTTCCCACTGTCATCATCGTTGAGGTACAGCCGCCGCAAGGTTTCATCCACGGCTTTCTTGGCTACACGCTCGGCAATCTCAGCAATCTCAGCGTCAGTCACGGTAGTGTCTCCTACTTGGTCAGCTTAGTAGTCGCAACCACGCGACCCCACAGGCCCACAGCCCCGGCTACAAGCGCGACGCCATCCAGAATCAGGCCGCTGATCTCGTCCTCGAACGGCCCTAGGTCAATCCCGGCGTTGCGCGCCGCGACGCTTCCCAGCATGACCAGTACGGCCCACACTGTCTTGCTAGCGTACCAGTCTTTCGTTGTGTCTAACATATTGATTTCCTTAGAGTTTCGTTTGGTAATGTTCGGCGAGGCTCATCACGACGGTCGTGGGTAGGACGTCGGTGTACGTCGCTAGTGCCTTGTAACCCGTCGGTGGCGGGTAATAAAACTCACCGTTTCCATCGCCGTCTGTGTATGGGGTTGTCAGGGCTGTGAGACCGTCGCCGAAAGTGTGGTCTTGACCGAGGTTTAAAAACCCCTCTAAGGCCGAAGAAGCGCTCACAGCAACGTAAAGGTCTCCCGTTTGTGGTAGGTTCGTGTGGGCGGCGTAAGTGCCTAGCGTTGAGCCGGTTGATGAAGATGACGTCCACCACACCCCGTTGTATCCATAGTGCACTCGTCCGGTCGTGCGGTCTACTGCGCACATGCCTATGATACCGATGCCGCCGGGGACTGTTGCGGGGGACGTCAGGGAGGCCACGAGACCACCATTGTGATACGCACCCCAATCTGAGTTTGGGATCTTGAACGCGCCCCAACTCGTGCTGTTCGACCCAGAGAAAGACGACGACGGCAGGGTGGAAGCGACCCCGGCTATTGTGTTTCCAGTCTGCGAGGACGCCCACCACTCAAAGTAGACACGATCATTGGGACCAATTAGAGCGCTCGACTGCGTTAGGGCGGTGCCCCAAGCACTGCTTGTCGCCGTGATCTTTAGGTCGCCCTCAGAAAGGGCGATGTTGGCCGACTTGTTGGAGGGGTCCAGCGTGGGGAAATCGGGATCAGACACTACCAATGACCGCCCGGTGATCCCGCCCCAACGCCGTGTTGGACGTTTGGTGGACGCCCCGTCACCGCCGAGTGACCCGAGGCTGAAGACGCCGCTTGTGATTATGTCTTTTGTCATATCGCTCTCCTATGCGGCCACACTAAAGTTGCCGTCTCCGGTGATCCGTAGGACGGTGTAATCAGCAACCGACGTTATTGGCGTCAGGTCGGAGGTGGCACCAGTCCAGACATAAGAGCTGATCGAAGACGTAGGGTACGCGACGTAAACAACCCCGTCTCCGCCCGGACAGTCAATATTGCCACCACCTTGGCCCCCGTGCCCATAAGGAGTGCCAGAGGATACCGCCGAAGCCGCATTGCCAGATGTCATCCAGCGACCGCCGCCGCTGATGTCGTTGTCCACGACTGTACCGTTCACCGTGTAAATGTATGCAGCACCCTCCGTCGCCGTGTCGGAACCACCACTGGTGGCCGACCCTCCCGCGCCAGAACCTGCTGCACCGCGCCACGATCCTGTGCCGGCAGCAGCACTGTAGCTAGTCACCGTGCCATCGATGTCAGCACTGGTCTTATTAGTGTAACTAAAAGCATCATGATTTGAGTTTAGTGCTACCCCACCAGCCGCTGTTAGCGACCCAAAACTGGTGCTACCTCCATCTGGCCCAAGATGGTTTTGGGAATAGTTGCCATTAACTGACACAGCACCCAGACCGATGGTGACTTGGTAGCTGTTACCAATAAGACCCGTCCTGCGGATTATAGACCCACCGCATCCTCCACTAGCATAGTGTTGGTATGCAAATATCCTT